GTTTTGCTTGTATTTCATTTTTAACAAGGCTCATAGATTGAGTGTGTACGATACTCAATGCAAGGTCATATACATGTTCTATAAATCTAACCAAAAGTAGTCTTGGATTAAGTATTTGTATGTTTTGTAAATATTCCCAGTCAAATCTATAAATGCTTGAGTTGAAATATTTTTTAAATGGTGATGGAGAAAAAGTGTTGTTCAGCAATTCTTCTCTCTTTTTAGGAGCATAATATCTTTGTGCTGGTATCCTAACCAAAATTGAGTAATCGTGATACCTTTCCAATTGAATTATAGGATAATATCCGTCTTTGTCGTTAAATTCTTCACCTTCTGCTTGCTTTGAAGAATACCATTCGTTCCATTCTTTACCACTTCCTCTTACGAATCCGTTTTTGCTAGCGCTTATTCTATTATCCCACATTAAATGGTTTTTCTCACTTTGTGATGCTTTGCTACCTCTTTGTAAAACATACCACATAAACGCATTCATGTCATATGATTTATATAAAGAACTTGGGTCTTGACCATAATAGCAAGCTATATACTCAGGACTTAATTCGTCTACAACAGTAGGCATTGTTACATATCTAACATAATTACTTGGTCGTTTGTCTTGCTTAACATACTCATATTCATGATATATTTCATCTTCAAGACATTGGATATTCATTGTTGTTGTAGCGGTTTCTATAAATGTTTCTTCTTCAAAATTTTCTTCTCCAAATTCAACTCTACTACCAACTTCTCCACCTAAATATTCCCAGTCGCCAAATCCAGCATCGCTGTCATGGTACAAATAAATCCAGCATGGTTTATCATCAATATCAACTTCCGCACCGCCTCTTACTCCATTAAATGTTATATCATGAATTGTTGCACAAGTATGTGTTGATACTTCATATGGATTTACATTTATTCCCTCTACAATACCTTCGGTGTCTCCAGCATAAATTATGGTTTTTAATGTATAAATAAGTTCCCTGTCATTAGGCGGTGTTATTGCAACATTAATTTCCAAATCTATTTCTAACGGCTCTGTCAATTCAAAGATATACCATCGCTTCCCATTTAAAAAGCCATTATGCCTTAATATTATAGCAATATTTCTATCATATTTGTACCTTGATGATTTGTATGTTTCTCCTGGTTCAATGGTTTTTTGGACCAATACCTCTCTTGTTTTTGCAACAAGTTCTTTTTTAAAATAAGAGTCACTCCCGTCAATGGTATAATATAGTCTTCCTTGTGATGTTGTAGGAGATATAGAAAGCATGTTTGTTATGTCTATTAATGAAACTGGATATTTTAGCTTAAACATATAGTCGTTAGTTTCATTTTCCATAACAATTCCGCTTACAAGCGAAGGCATTAATGGTTCTCCATTTACTCTTAATGAATCATAGTCAAAAACTTTATTTGGTAAAACTGGAAGAGCAGAACACGTGAACAAGTTTGTGAATAAAGACATCAATATAACTTTTATTGATTGTTCCATAAAAGACACAAATTCATTCTGTGGATTTACTGTTAGTTTGTCGCTTTTAAGAAGTTCGTACAATCCATTTATAGTATATCCTGGCTGTCCTTCAAATCCATATATTTTACCAATCAAATAATCTAAAATGATTTCATCGTTTAATCCACAGGACTTTAATAAATCAATAATATACTCAATCGCAGAAGTATAAACCTTACCATCGTTATTATCTAACAGATTGTGAGGAAAATTTTCAAGCATTGTTTTAATTGCTGAAATATTGCTTAATATTCTATCGGTTGAGTTCATTATTTGTTAGTTTTTTTTCAAATTATAAGTTTCTGTGTCGTTTTCGTCAGCAAGAGCAGCACGAATATCATTAAGATTCAAGGAAGTCCTCTTTTGGAATCCCTTATCGTTAAGTGTAGCATTTGCATCTCCATTATGTTTCACCAATTCGCCCATGAATTTTGCAATTTCAAATTTTGCGGCAATTGCCTTTGCTTTATCACCCAAGTAATCATGGATTGATTTTGAATATTTTGCCTTATCATCCATAGTAACACCATCAGCACCAAGGTTTGTAGAATTAACAAGCTTATTGATTTCGTTTTGGATTTCATTAAGCTGTTTACATGCTTGGTCGTATATCTCTTGCAATAATTCCTCAATCTTTTCGGTTGAGTTTAATCTTACTTTATATCTTTTTGTTTCCATAATAAATTAGCTATACAATAAATAGTTAAGATAAAATTATTCAAGTTCCAAACTTTTAAGAACATTGTATGCGCTTTTATAGCGTTTCATGTTTTCTCTTATTTCCTTTGTTGACATCATCGTGTCCTCTCTAAGGAAATATAATACAGAGCTTTTTTGTAGCTTATTGCTTCCATCATTAGGAAGAACTTCTTCCCAGTGCCTTAGAAGTGTTATAAGCGATTTTCCAACAGTAACTTCGTTGTCAGTTAACCCATTTTCTTCTCTTTTTTCTATCATATCTTCTATTTCATCTGAAATTTTCACAATTAACTTTTCTGCAACGCTTGCGTATTCGTCTTCATCGGTTGTGAATTTTTCGTCATTGCTTATTTCCTCATAAACATCGTCATATGAAGAATTTCTTAGTTTTTTCTTGTAGTATTGTGTGCATTTATACATCAAATAATTTCTGCAAACAGTCCCACAATAAGAATAAGCTTTATGACCGCTTTCTGGATTGAAATGATTAATTTTGGTTAATAAATATGAAATTGTGTCATTGAAGTTTTGTTCAAATTCTTCATCTGGCACAAATAGTTTATACCTTCTAATGATAGATTCTATCATTTTGGTAAATGCTGGTAATAATATATCGTTAAAAATTTTATTCTTTTTAGCTGTATCTGTTTCGTTTATGTAACTTACTATTGCTTCTTCTTCTGTTTCGTAAAAATAACCTTTTTTTTCTTTTGGTTTTCTTCCTCTTTTTGCCATTTCTGCTAAATCTTTTCAAAAAACTCAGCAAAACATCTTTCTACATTTTAAAATGTACTTTCTCAACAACACTCTTTTACGAAGAGCCTTTCCTGTGATGTTTAAAAAGAGGGCACTAAGGCCCTCATTTTATATGCATCGTTATTATTCTTCTTCGTAAACTTTGTTTCTATCCTTTTTAAAGAAATACTCTTTCTTTGCCAAATCTACTAGCCAATTTGCTTCCTTTTCGGTAATTGTATCTCTGTAGAATTGAGACAAAGAATCGTCTTTATTTACCATGTGATAATATCCAACCTTTGGTATAACGAATAATCTCTTGTTATTGTAAATTGACCTTAACAAATATTCATACCAGAATACTAGTTTCATGGATTCTTTTAACCCGCCAAGAGAGTTGAAGTCTTCTGTCTTAATAATAGCACCAGATGTGTTGAAATTGAGATAATTCATCATTGATTCCATGTCTGGACAGCCAATTTCTTCTGAAAAAGATGAAGCCCAGAACACTTCGTTTGCATATCCAATAACAACGTTATTCTTGTAATCAACGATTTCTGTCAAAGGCAAAAACATTGAAGTGTCTTCTGTATCATATTCTATATATTTTTCAACATTGTCAAACCACTTGTCGCTAAAATAGTCATCATATTCCAAAACTGAAAAATATTTTGTCTTAACTGAGCCAACAGCAACATTAACTTGGTGTGTATAATCTAAATTTGAATCATTATACACAAAACTGATATTTTTCAATTCTTCTGGCAATTTGATATTATCAAGAACGTCTTTTGGCCCGACTACAATTACATTATTGCTTTTTGTACTGTTAAGAGCCTTATAAAACAATTCCTTATCTTTTTCGTTTTTTAACTCCTTAATTGGGATTATAATAGTTAATTCTTTCATTATTCATCTCCTGTTTTAAATAAGTTATTTTCAATATCTGATTTAACCTCTTTGAAATCTTCAAGCCTCTTGTTAAAAATAGTATCAACATACACATCCTTAATGGCCTTTTTTTGTAGCTCTTCACTATACATGTCAGAGAAAGATTCTTGGCCTTCGTAAACATCAGAAGGAACTTGGTCTGTTGTCCAGCTTCTGATTACATTAGGCAAAACCTTTGTAACATCATCAATGTCTTCGAACCATAAAATTGACTTTGTTAAGTCACCGTTTTCGTCAAGCATCCAATCTGAAGGGTGCTTTGGAATCTTTGCAAGAACCAAACTTCCACACTTTAATGATTCTAAAAGAGTGTATCCGAAATTTGTATCATCGTCTACCCAAATCGTAATTGCAGCATCCCTTAAAAGCTCAGAAAACGTTTCCATGTCAAATCCTCTGATATCTCTAAATGAAACCCAGCTGTAAATTGGATTTGTCCAATAGAAAGGCTTAACAATTTGATTTACGTTTGATTGGTCCTTTGAAATAACATTAACAACAAGCTTTCTTGGAGCGTCATTATTTCTAAACATAGGCTTTATTGATGGAGCAACAACGTGAGTTCTTAATGTTGGAAAATATGTATTCACCTTTTGAGCTTGTGATTGTGTTGTTACGATAGCGTCAGAGATTCCAAGTGCCTCTGGAGTTACAGAAACTGGCATAAATTCACAAATATGATTATAATTTTGAACTAACAAAATCTTTTTACAAGACAATTTCTTTGTCTGTATCATAACATTTGCAAAAATTTCAGGAATAATAAGAAAATCGCAAGGCCTCATCTCAACGTTTTTCTTTTCAATATTGTAATGCTTTAAATTTGCATATTCTTCGCCTAACCAATTTCCAACTCCAATAAATTCGCTTTCATTGTGCAACATTGCAACATTATATCCCATGTCACGCAACGTAATTGCGGTTTGGTATATGTATTCTAGTGCACTTGATGGATTTCCTTTTGTGTCAAGTACATAAAAGTAAACATTAAACTTTTTTTCTTCTAAATTTGAAATGCTGTCATTTACAACTTTTAGCATTTCGTCTTTTGTCATTTCTGCCATATATTTTTATTTTCAATCAATTATTTCCAAAATTCCCCAATATATTAAAGTATTAATGGTTACCATTGTGCCCAAATCACTAACTTCCTCGCTTCCATTATACTCTAATAACGAGATTATTAACAATTTAACAAAATCATAAACAATAACATCATTTTGAGATGTTCCAAATGTCCTTGTTTCGTGTTCAACTTTTGAAGATAGCCTTAATTCACCATTGTCGTCAGCTTCGTAAGCCTGTGATATTTCAAGTTCGTTATTTCCGTCTTTACTTGGTGGTGTAAGGCAAATTTCCTTTAACTTCATCAAATTCAAAACATATTTCTTTCCGCAGAAAGAGAAATATTTGTTATTAATTAAACTCATCTAATACCTTTTTTATATTTTCTTTATTTGAAATGAATGAACTAAGGCTTGAAAAGCCATAATCTCCTTCACAGTCTTTATTATATTCAGCACTAATCTTAATTACCTTTTTACCTTCTGGCTTTGATTCAATTAAATCTGGATTTGCGGTTATTAAAACATCGCATTTGTCCCAAATTGTTGAAGAGTCTTCAGGAAGATAGATTTCACGAATTTTAGTACCAAGTTTTGAAAGGAAGAAATATGTATTTCCTATCGAATTTCCATATTCCATTGGAGATACAAACATTAATTCTATTTTTTCTTCACTTTCTATGTTTTTTATTGTCTTTTCGGTAAAGTCATTTAATTCTGTTTCTAAATTTCTTGAACAAACTCCACATTTTCCAAAAAGTTCAAATGAATAGTCATTATAAACAAAATTATAATAAGCATTTTCACTATTAAAAGGAAAAACATTGTTTAAATGGTTTGACCATATTTCAAAATCATCAAGGTCAAACTCGTGATTATATCCTTCGATATAATATCTAATGAAATTGTTAGAAAAATCTCTAACTACATCGTTTAAATCAATCGCTATCTTCATCCAATCTAAATGTTTTTGTATCTAAGTTTATTTCTTTTTTGTTTTCTTTTTTTTCAGCGTTTATGGACCTTGTTAAAGCAAAAATATCAACGGCATCAGTTTTGGGTGCCTTTACTTTATATTTTTCATCCATTTCTTTTGTCATGTACTTTTCTGCAAGGTAAACACCGTCTGAAACAACATTGCAGTCAAATGTTATAACAAAGCTTCCATCGTAAACACTTATATATTCTGGTTTTATGTCGTCATATTTGAATAAACATACATCAGAACTATTCCATGCCTTATCAGAATACCATTCAAAAGACAAGAAATCTATTAAATCTGAGCGCAAATTGTTTGTTTCAAACATTTTATATAAGTTTGCTATCAAAATAGCATCAATTTTTCCAAATTGGCTTGCCATTGTAGGCAAATATAAATCAACATAAGCCCTATTTCCTTCTTTTTCTCTTACAACAATTTTTGTAACGAACTTTTCAATGTAAATTCTTGGAGTTATTCCATCTCTTTCTATAGTTAATGTAGTATCGTAATCATAAACGCCAAGAGGTATTGACAAATCAGACTTGTTCTCGTCATAATTTAATAGACTATGTTTCTTTTCAAATTTCTTATTGTCTTGAATGGTCCTTATTTTTAAATCTTCTTCATTAAGGACATTACAATGTTTCATAAAATCTGTTTTATTCTTTTTTCTAAGTCTGTTTGCCGTAAATACTGGGTTTTCTTCAGAATCAAAAGTCATGATTATAGTTGATGGGTCGAACTTATCAGCCTCTTTAAGAATCCTATAATGTTTTTCTCTTAATTCTTCTACTTCTTGAGTAACATTTTCTTCAAGCATATCATTAAGAGCTCCACCTGGCTTTATTGTTTGCTGTAAACTTGAGTCACCGTTTGATTTATTTTGAGACATAAGCATAGAATTAGCAGCTTCCATTCCATAAAACAAAGAATACCAAGCAAGTCTAATATATACCCATATATTTCTTATAATTTTTTTCATTATTTCAGATTTTTAACAATATCTTTTTCAATAGCATTAATTATTCTTTCGTGAATATTGTTATAAATAAGGAATGTTTCATATTCTTCACGGTTTGTTATCGAACCGTCATATGTTTTGCAAGAATTTTCATATTTTTTGCAAACAATTCTAGATGCCTTTTCATACTTTAACAAGTCGTCAATTGATAAATTTTCTATT